TAAGTTATTAAATTGGAAACCTAAGAATATTAAATTCATAGACACAATGATAATTAGCCAACTAAATTATTATAGAAGACCTGGTAAACACTCACTTAAAAACTTTGGTGAATTACTTGGTGATGCTAAAGGTGACTTTGAAGATTTTAGTAAATATTCTGAAGAGATGAAAACATATGCTATTCAGGATGTTAACTTAAATCATAAGGTTTATAAATATGTAACTGAAGAGGCTAGAAATTTAATTAAGAATAGACCTACATATAAATCAGCATTACAAGTTGAACATGCTATTGCTGAGATATGTTCTAATCAAGTTAAGAATAAATGGAGATTTGATACGCCTAAAGCCAAAAGCCATTATGAATACTTAACTAAAGAAATGAAAATTATTGAGGATGAAATTAATCCTACATTAAAACCTCGTAAAGTTTGGATTGATAAGGAACCTAAGAAGGCTAGATATTTAATGAATGGTAACTTCTCAGCTGTAACATGTAGAATGTTATCTGAGTATCTAGGTAAACCTGTAGGCCCTACAGATACACATTTATGGAACCCTAATAAAACGTTTCAGAGACATGAAATGATACCTGCTGATTTAGGTAACATGGAACAAGTTAGAGGAATGTTATTAGATAATGGGTGGAAGCCTAGTCAATACACACCAAAAGGTGAACCTAAAATTACAGAAGATAGTTTAAATACTATTCAATCTGATATTGGTAAAAAAGTAATTAGATATTATCAATTAAGATCTAGACACTCTGTATTAAAAGGTTGGATTGAATTAGCTGAACAAAATAACAATAGAGTTTATTGTGAGGCTTTTAATATTGGAACACCAACTAGTAGGCAACGTCACTCTAAGATAGTTAACGTTCCTAGTAGTAATGCATTTTTTGGTAAGGAGATGAGAGAATTATTTATAGCTGATGAAGGTAAGGTAATGGTTGGTTGTGATAGTTCTGGTAATCAGATTAGAGCTTTATGTCATTATTTAAATAATAAAGATATTAATGATCATGTACTTAACGGTGATATACATCAACACAATGCTGATGCAGTAGGCGTGTCCAGGCCGTTAGCTAAAGGTTTACTTTATGCTACAGTGTTTGGTGCAGGTTTTGCTAAGTTAGGTAAAATGATTACAGGTAAAGAAGATATTGAAAAAGGTAAAGAAGTTAAAAATAAATTATATTCAGCACTACCAGGATTAAAAGAGTTATTAAAGAAACTAAATAATTTCTTTTATACTACTCAGAATAAAGAAGGATTAGGTTTTATACCTGCTCTTGATGGTAGAAAAATTTATGCTGAGTCTAGTTTTAAATTACTTAATTATTTACTACAAGCATTTGAGGCTATTACAGTTAAGTCAGCTGTAGTTAATGCATTTGAAACTTTTAAAAAAGAAAATATAGAAGTTGATATGTTAGCTCTTGTGCATGATGAAGTACAAATACAAACTAAACCTGAAAATGTAAAAAGAGTAAAAGAAATATTATCTTATTCGTTTGGAGATTTTATAACACAAAAGTTAAATTTAAATATTCAAATGAGCGGAGATGCTAAAGAAGGGATGTCATGGTATGACACACACTAAGATGATAGGGATTGTTGACGGTGATGTATTGATATACAGAGCTTGTCATAAATCACTTAAAGATAATCTTGATGTCAAGAAAACATTTGATGAAATATACCAGGAAGTAAAAGATGAAATACAATGCGATGAATATTCATTACATGTATCAGCTCATGGTAATTTTAGAAAACAAATAGATCAAAAGTTTATTGATTATAAAGGTAAGAGAAGAGATAAGCCTGAGAACTTTATTGAATGTAAGGATTATGTTTTAGAAAAATATAAACCTACAAGTAAAGATTTATTTGAGGCTGATGATACGGCTTCTATTGAGGCAACTAAATATTTATCTAAAGGTCAATTATATATACTGATTACAGTAGATAAAGATTGGCAGATGATAGGTGGTATGTTTTATAGTCTAATACAAAAAACTATAAAAGCTGTATCAAAAATAGAGGCTTGTGAATTCCTACACACTCAATTATTAACTGGAGATAGTGTAGATAATATACCTGGAATAAAAGGTGTAGGAATTGTTAAAGCTACTAAATTATTAAAAGGTAAAGATCTAACAAAACAATTTGAATCTGTAATAAGATTATATAAGAAACATCACCCTGAAGATTATTTAGATAGACTAAATGCTATGGGTAAAATGTTATTTCTAATTAAAGATTATAAAGATAATAGTAATTGGAATATAGATTACTGGAAGGGATATATTAGTAATGTCCAGTAAACTAGAATCTAATAAAAAATATTATAGAACTATTAAAGGTATTTGTTGTAGATCATTTAATCATTGTAAGACTAGAGTTAAGAAACATAATTTAGATTTTAATTTAGATCTAGATTATTTATATTCTATTTACCCTAAAGATAGTAAGTGTCCTATATTAGGTTACACTATGAAACCGTCACAAGGTAAAGTAGGTGGTGGTAATCATTCACCTTCATTAGATAGGATTGACCCGAAAAAAGGTTATGTAAAGGGTAATGTTGAATGGGTTTGTTTATTAGCTAACAAGATGATGTCAAATGCTACTGGAGAAGACCTAATAAGATTTAGTAAATGGATTAACAAAAGATATATAGAGAGGCAATAATGGGAAAGAACACAACGTTCATTAAACACACTTCATGTGAAAGCTGTGGCTCGTCAGATGCAAACGCAGTTTATTCAGATGGGTCTGCTTTTTGTTTTAGTTGTAGAAAAACTACACCTAAAGGAACTGAAGATACAGAAGTAGAATTTAAAGTAGTACAGAGTCAATTAACTTTAGATGAGATAGGTGAATTACCTGTAGATACTTTTAGAAATATTTCTAAGAAGGTTTTATATAACGCTGGTGTTAAAGTTGAGTATGATGAGAATAGAAATATAGTCAGCCATTATTACCCATTAACAAGAAACTCTAAGATTAAAGCCTATAAAAAGCGTATAGTTTCTACTAAAGAGTTTAGAGTAATAGGTCAACTAGACGTACCTGAATTATTCAATCAGGTTAATTGTGGTAAACGTAAGAACTTAGTTATCACAGAAGGTGAAGTAGATTGTTTATCAATACTTGAAATGTTGACTAAAGCTAAAGCTCAGTTTGATGTTGTGTCCATAGTTAATGGTGCTCAATCAGCTAGAAGAAATATTGCTAGTAACTTAGAGTTTGTAAATAAATACGATAAGGTCTTCTTAGCATTTGATAATGATGCACCTGGAATAGAGGCCGCTAAAGATGTAGCAAGAATAATAAAACCAGGTAAGGCTCACATTGTTAACTCAATACATAAGGATGCTAACGATGCACTTACTAAAGGTTTAGGTGATCATTATCTACAAGATGTATGGGGTGCTAAAACTTATAAGCCTGATAATTTTGTTAGTGGTGAAAAAGTTTGGGTAGCGTTTAAGGAACGTACAAATACTAAATCTGTACCTTATCCTGATTGTATTAAAGGTTTAAATGATAAACTATTAGGAATGAGATTAGGTGAGATTACTTTATTCACATCTGGTACTGGCTCAGGTAAATCTACTGTAGTTAAAGAAACTATATTAAATTTATTAGAGAAGACTGATAGTAAAATAGGTTTAATATCTTTAGAAGAATCTATAGGTGATACAGCTACAAGATTAATTGGAATGTCTATTAATAAAAATATTAAATTTCCAAAAGATGTATCTGAAGAAGAGGCACGTAAAGGATATGAAAAAGTATTTGGTGATGAAAGATTAATTCTTTTAGATCATCAAGGTAGTGTCCAGGACAATTCACTTATAGAGCGTATCGAATACTTGGCGGCTCTAGGATGTCAGTATTTAATCCTAGACCATCTAACCATAGCGGTAAGCCAGGGAATTGATAATGTAACTGGTAATGAGGCTGTAGATAAAGTTATGTCTGATTTGTTAAAGATAACAAAACGCTATAACATACACCTTACCTTAATATCACACTTACGTAAAAGTTCTGGTGATAGTAAATCATTTGAAGAAGGTCGTATGGCATCTTTAGATGATATTAAAGGTTCAGGTAGTGTAAAACAAATTAGTTTTGACATTATTGCTTTTGCAAGAAACATGATGGCTAGAGAAGAGCATGATAGAAATGTAGTTAAGTTTGCAGTTCTTAAATCTAGATTCTCTGGTTTAACAGGTCATTGTGGTGAGGCTATTTACAACAATGATACTGGTAGATTGAACTATCATGAAAGTCAAATTGCATTTAAGGAAATATAAAATGGATAAATATTATGTGTATAAACATACCGATAGGGGCAAAGTAGTCTATATCGGTATGGGCACTAAAGGTAGGGCTTGGGAAGTATATAAAAGATCTCCTGAACATAGTAAGTTTCTAGTTAAATGTTTACATAAAAATATATCATCTATTAAAATTATTAAATACTTTGATAATAAATTAGATACATATAAATATGAGGCTAAACTTATAAATTATTATAAACCTAAATATAATTTAACTTGGACAAAAGCTTATAAGGATTCAATTTCACCTAAAGGCCGTAAAGTTTCTTTAGCTACTAAAACTAAAATAAGTGAAAGTCAAAAAGGTGAAAAAGGTTTTTGGTACGGTAAAAAACAATCTGAAGAAATTAAATATAAAAGAATGGTAAGTGACCCTAGAAGGGAACCTATCACTTATCTAGGTAAAAAATATAATTCTATTAGAGAGTGTTGTAGAAAAACGAAAATACCTTATTCTACTTTAAATTATAGATTACAGAATTCAGTTAGAAGATAGACCTGAACATAAGACCCGTATGAGGGCAACAGCTATCAGACAATCTTAGTAAGTACAGGTAAAAGGATTATCCTCTCATCCTCTGTAACTAAGAGTAAACTGAACCACCTAGGGGTAACGTGGAAAAAAGGCCCCACTAACAAAAAGGATTTATGACTAACAGTGAATTATTTGAAAATTTTGAAAGGGAAGAATTAATGCAAAGTGAAATATTAAATGCAGTTAAGAAACATGCGGAAGGACATATATTTAAACATAAAGCTAACGTTAATATATTAATTAAAAAGAATGTTGGTGTTGCAGAACACCCTGATGTTATTGAAACTATAGAAAAAGAATTAGATATTATTGCTAAGTATAATGATCAACTAGAAATGTTAAAGAAGTATTTTAAAAATGGGTAAAGAATT